AAATCGCCGAGCCGACGATCTCGCCACTCATGGCGCATCTCCGATGATCTCGATGATCTCGAAGCCACCATTCGGACGAGCCTTGACTCGGACGCGCGTATTCACGCTGAATGCCTGATTCGCTTCCAGTCCCGAGGCGATCTCCTCAGAAAGAACCGCGATCGGGAGAGGCTGATCTTCTTGATCGATGCGCCAGACGCGGCGGCCTAACTTACTTTCGACTACGCCGATCGGGCTTCGAGCCATGATCGTGATGCAGTCTTCCGCGACGACCTCGGCGGCAGGCACTCGATCCGCGACCGGAACGGGATTCGTCAACTCGTCCAGATCCTTCCGGCGTTCCTCGCGCGTCGGCTTCGCTACCTTCTTCGACTCGGCGTGGAACTCCTGAACCGAGACGGCCTGCGCTCCGGCGATCGAGTCGACCTCGCTCTCATCGAGGACGGCAAGGCCGCAGATCGAGAGCGTCGCACGTCGCTTCGCCTTCGTCTCTGCCTTCATGTGAGCATTCGAAAGATTCTCGCCTTTCAATCCGGCGAGGCTGACGGAGCCAGTCGAGATGTCCTCGCGGCCTGTTCGCTCGGTCACGGCGACCGTGACGGTCAGGATGTCTCCGATGATCTCGCGCTCCATACGGACGACCGAAACGCCGTGAATCGAGCGCAACTGCTCGGTGCAACTCTTGGTTGCATAGAGCACGGTCTTCCCGCTCAGGGTCAGATACTGAAACGGTTGCGTGAGGGGATTCAACCCCATCGAATCGCAAACGGCGCGATAGAGCGCGATCCGCTGATCTGGCCCGAGTTTGCCGATGTCGCCTGCGGCGATGTACGCCTCCAAGGCCTTTGTTCCGGCAATGGCGAGCTGACTACTGGCCGACTTCGCGGCCTCCGATACGATCATTGCTGTCATTTGTGTCTCCTGTTTCTGCGGACGCCGTGTCCGCTTGCAGACACTATATCGGAAGATTCGAGGAGATGTCGAGAAAAAATCCGAGAAGCCTGCACAAACTCGAATCTCGGCGCGTCCAAGCACACGTCGAGACTGTGCTTTCGTTCGCGGTCACGCGAGGCAACTCGGATCGAGCCGCGCTCCGATGCCGATCGATTCTCTCTCCGACTTGGGAAACGCTCGATCTGTATACGCTCGCCGTTGATCTCGCCGAAGAAGACGATCTCCGCTTCCTCGTCGCGCAAGCCAGAGCAGCGATTCTCGGAGATCTCATCAAGCGATCAGAGAGTCAGAGATCGTCTCGCTGCCGACATAGTTCGCAGGAAGCGATAAGCCCTTCCCGTACATATCGAACAAGCGATCGAAGGCCGTAGCAAACGCTCCCTCGCCGTTGTTTGTGAATGTGTATCGAGCGTTGTCGTCAGCGGCCCAGTCCGTCGAGCCTGCGACGATCGCAAGCGCAGGCCCACCGTTCGCGATCGGCATCATCTCCGCGAGAATGATCTCGTCGATGTAGCAGGCCGCAGTCGCGATCGCGACCGTCGTCTCGACGACGAGATAAACCTCGCTGGGAATGACGCGAGGCGATCGTAACTGTGTCGCGTAGATTGCGAATGAAGTCGTCGTCGCCGCGATCGACTGCGAGAAGAAGAAGTTCGTCGAGTCGATGATCGTTCCTGCGGAATCCTGAACCGAGAGTCGCAGCGTTCCCGTCGCGCCTGCGTCCTTCTTTATCGCGACCGCGAGGAGATACGGTCGATCCGGCGTAAGCCTGCCGAGAGTGCCGTCGAAATCCGCGAGCCTTTGGCGGATCTTGAACGTATTGCCCGTGACCGCAAATTTCAGCGATCGAGTTCCTCGGAAGACATTCGCCGCTGTCGTCTCGGTAAGAAACTCCGTGCCTGCCGTTCCGCTCGAAACGGTGAAGCGATCCGGCAAGTTGCTTGTCTGTTCTTCGAGGTCGGAATTGTGGAGAATGTTCTGTCCCTGCGATCCGTTGTCTACGCTGGCGCAAGCAGTCGCGAGACGCATCAGCGTTCCGCTTCCGGCAGGGAATCGATAGTCCAGTCCCGTGTAAGCAGGCTGACCGCGAATCTCGAAGATCTCCGAGCCTCGCGAGATCGCGCCTGTCGTGCCATCTTGAACGCATCGCGCTTCGAGAACTTCCGTGCGAATGTTTGGCCAGTCATTCGTCGAGCCGAGAAGCACATTCGGAGCCTCGAACAGATAGTAAAACTTTCCGTTTCCGCTGTTCGATGCGCCGACCGAGAGGCTCGACTTTGTGATCGTCGTTCCGTCGATCGACTGCGGAGATGCGTCCATGTCTCGAATGAGCCAAACGAGAGCGTCTCGAATGTCTTTCCGAACCATCGTGTTCGTCGCGCCGACTGCCGTCGCCTCATCGAAGCACATCTCAAGAATCGTTCGCTCTGCCGCCGCTCGAACGTCGTTGAGAATGTTTCCTGCTTCGGCAATTCGCGATTCGATATTGCCAGAGAGAACGTCGATCATCCAAGCATCGGCTGATGAGTACTCCGTCTGCACATTCGCAAGGAGCGTCTTCAGATTGTTCTGATGCGCTCGAACTTGATCCATCATGTAGATGAGTGCGCCGAGCCGATTGAAGAGTCCGTCCGTGCCTGTGTAAGTCAGAGCCATAGTTCAGCCTTTCGATTCTTCATCGGTGAACGGGACTGCCGCATTCAGCGCGGCGCGTCGTCGAGCGCATCCGCCGCATCCGCCTGTGACAGTATCGACGGCCTTCGCGATTCCTGTCGCAGTCGTGATCGCGTGGATGACATCTCCCGCGCCGCGCGGAGGACCATCGTACTGGTCGCAGATCAAGCAGACTCCGAGCGACGGCGAGCCTCCATGAAGGCCGAGAGTGCATCGGTTCTCGATTCGATTCTTGCAATTCATAGAAGTACGAAATCGAAAGCATCAGTCGCCGCTTCCTGTCCGCTCCAAAGTGCGTATGAAGTTTGAGACATGATCTCTCCGTACGCGGCAGGATAGGTGATCGAGTTGAATCCATTCAATCTAGTCAGTCCGCGTTGTCGAGTCACGTACGAGTAACGATCGCCGATGGACCATTGAAGGCCGAGCGGACATGGCGTGAGCAAAGGAGCGCGACGCGCGAACGTCAAATTCACGGGGCGAGTGACTTGATTGATTCCGCTACCCTGTACCAAATTCGCAAAGAATCGAAGTCCGACTTCCCAACCATACTGCCCGTATACCGTCGCGCCCGAAGGGTTGACGTTGTAGCGAAACGGTTGGCAATACCAACGAACGGTTTGACTTGGAACTACAAGACCACCTAAAGGGTTATCGCAGGCACGAATCTGATAGTTGATGAAAGGAGGATTCGTCCCATTTGCCGTGTAAGTTTGTGATGCTTGATATCCGCACAATCCCGCCGTCGAAATCTGCGGATTTTGCCTCGTGAGAACGCGAGGCGAAAGATAGAACGGATTGATCGAGATATTCGCGAGCGTGTAGAAGCCAGTCGTTCCGCTCGGATTCTGTCCTTGACCGATCGTGCAAGAGAACGTCGCCGTCGCGTTCGTGATCTCCATCGTGATCGAAGTCAGGCTACAACACTCTGTCACGACTTGATCGCAGCAACAAAGCGCGGATGCCGCATCGACGCTCACATCTCGACTCCGTGAATCTGAAGCGAAAGAGAATTGGCGGTATCCGCTCGAAGCGCGATCCGATCTCCTGCGTTCAAGTATCGAATCGAGTCATCGAGGAGCGTCGCATTTCCTCGAAGCGGATTGTCGTAGTAGACCGCGTTCGAGACTGCTGTCGATTCGTTCGCGCCGAGAATGAAGAGACGAAACGTGACGGTCGTCGCCGCCGTGTTGCAAACCGAAAGAGATTCGATTCGCAGAGACTTCGACGCGGGAACTTCGTACACAATCGAAGATGCCGTCTTCGCGATTGAAGCCACGATCCGACGACGCGGAGCGTTTCGAGAAAGCGCGTTGATGTCGGATGGAAGGCTTGTCATTAGCAGGAGAACTCGTAGCCATTGGGAACGGAGAAGACGTACGGGCCTGCCGTCTTGACGCAAGTCACGACGACATCTTGTGCGATCTGCTGTCGGACGGCGTTCGCGCCTTGAGGGTAAATCGTGCCGACTCCGATCTTTCGCGCCGCGAGATCATCCGTGCGATTCTCGCATCCGTTGATCGCTTCGAAGTCGCCGTTCAAATCGGTGAACTGGTTGAGCAAGTAGTCCCAAGCCACATTCTTCAGCGTGTACAGCCACGACTTGCCTGCGACGATCTGCGCTCCACCCATGACGCGACCGATGCGACCCGAAGTTCCTTCAGAGTCGATCGCCTTGAAATACAACTTGCCATCTTTCGCGACGTGAGGAAAGATCGGAACGATCGAGCCGATCGGAGGAACCGGATAGACGATCGGAGTCGCGTATTCGTCTGTGCCTTCTTTCGAAGTCACGCCGCCGTCGACCTTCACATAAACGGAAGAGCCGAGCGCATCGAGCGCGTACTCATCGAAACTCGCGAGCGCGGAGATGCCTGTCCCCGAGTAGGACTTCACATAGGCGAGGATCATTCCAGACGATGCGACACTTCGACGAACTGGACGCTCTGCGCGGCCATCGAGAGCATCGAGACGATCGAACGTCTCGTTCAAATGTTGGAACTCAAGGTTTCCAACACGTCCAGATGTGAAGCGAGGAAGCGTCATCAGTCAGCAAGGATGTAGTATTGAAGCGCGATGCTCGCGGTATTCGCTCGCGCCGTTGGCGTGTTCGTTCCGAGCCTACAGATTGCGGCCTCGCCTTCCTTCAACTTGATGAAAGGAACGAAAGGAGAAGTTCCTGTACCGATCTCGACGAAGTTCGTCGGCCCCGTATTTCGAAAGTACGCGTATCCGGCGGACGAAACGCTACCCATCGTGAGCGCAGCGGCAGTCGTCGTGATAGTTGCCGCGCCGCCGATCGCCGTCGTGCCTGTGAGATCGACCGAAAGCGTCGACGGATTCTCGACGTGAATCAGGTCGCCTTTTGCGACTTGGATCTTGAGGTTGAGTGTGATCTCGTTTGCCATGTTAGAAGTTCTCGCTCAAGAGATTGAAGTCTGCGAATCCTGCGAATGGTTGGACAAGATCGACCCAAGCGGCTCTCCAGATTCCTTGGTTGTCGAGTTCTTTCTGTACCTGTCCGAGTTGATTCCGTCTCGGGCTTTGAATCATGTGAAACGATTCATCCTGTCGGAATCGATGAGTGATCTGGTATTTCTCGATGCCGATTCGATTCGCAGTCGCGCCCGTATAGAGAACCTGTCCGATCGGTGCGCCTTGAAATTGCGTGAGATTGCGACGGCCTCTCGCTTGACGAATCAAAAGACTTCGATCAGGGAAACTCGCAGCGGAGACAGTCTCGACGATCGTCAGATCAGACATTCTGACGAGTACCGAAATCGGCTCGCCTGCCTTGTCGATCTTCTCTCCTCCGCAGTTCTGTCCGTTCTGCGTTCCGTATTGAGGGATCGTTGGATTCAAACGCCAGACATCGCGGAACTCTGCCGCATAGTCGACGGTGATCTGAACGTAGCCTTCCTCTTGCGGAAGTTGGCCCGTGAATTCCGTGTTCTCGTAGTTGAAAGTGACTTCCCAAACATTCCGCATATCGGGAACGTGAGAGATCGAATAGGAAGTGCAGTAAACGACCTTCTCGTCTGGAAATCTCGAACCAACCGAAGGAAGCCCATTTCCGAAATTGTCGCGAACTCCTGCCGGAGTTTCAATCGGCGAAGCATCGTCCCAGCAACGAAACTTCCTCGATGCCGTGACCTTGCCACCAGACTCCGAGTAGTTTCGCGTCTCCTGAAGTTCGACGTATTCGAAAGCCATCAGACGAATCCTCCGCCAGAGCCACTCGTCGCGAGTTGCTCAAGTGCCTTCACCATACGCTCATCGTTGCGCTTCTTGTCGGAGTCTGGATACGCATCGAATCGGAAAGTTCCGAGCGCAGTATTCGCGCCGGTAATGCCTGCGGCCTGCGATGAGACGCGCTCTGATTCGATTCGAGCGGATTCTTCCATCATTTGAATACGCTCTGTGTTTGCCTTGTCGAGAGCGCGAGCGGCCTCCTGATCGGCCTTCTCCTGCTCACGTTGCGCCTTCGCGATCGCATCGGCCTCGGCCTTCGCGATCTCATCTGCCGCGCGTGTCTCTTCTGCGATTCGAGCCTCGGCAGCGGCCTTGTCTGCGGCCTTCTGCTTGTCGAGTTTGTCGCGCGTCTCGTCGGCATTCGATTGGATCTTCGCTTCATACAGTCGACGAATCGCGTCGGCCTGCGCTTCGTTCGCGGCATCGGCGACTCGCAATTCCATTTCGGTTTGAAGACGCTCCTCTTCGTTCAAGCCTCGAAGGAAGATCGCGCGTTCCGCTTGGCCCGTGCGCTCAAGTTGGCGCATCTGCGCTTCGAACTCTGCCGCGCCTGCCTCCTGCTCAAGACCGAACGTCTGGCGAGCCTCTGCTTCTTGTCCCTGCGCGATCTTTCGCTGACGATCCGCGCGAGCCTGCGCGTCTGCGAGTTCCTGCTCGACACGCGCGGCGAACTGTTCGTTCGTCTCCGCGCCGAAAGCATTCATCACGGACTGACCGATCGCCGTTCCGATTCGGTAGGCCGCGCCGATGATCGGCGTCGACTTCGCGAGGCCATCGAGCGCGGAGCCGATGCCTTCTTCTCCGGCTCGCTCCGCGAAATCCGCGACTCGATCAAGGAGTTGAATCGGATTGAGGAAGCCCTCGATCTTCTTCGAGACGCTCCCTGCCGACTTCTGGAGCCATCCGCCGAACTTCGACTCGTACTGTTTCGCTGCGCCTTCTGCTGACGCTGCGGCCTTCGACTCTGCTTCGACGAGATCGCGCTCCATTGCGGAGTAGTTCGCTCGCACGTCGATGTAAATGTCGCCGCCCTTCATGTAGTGCTCCGCTCTACATATCGTCGCGCCCAGTCGCGCGAATCAGTCGACGCAGTCTGACTCGACTCGTAGCCTTTCAAGCAAAGCATGAGATGTCGATCGAATTCGGCGCACGTCAGATCGAGCGGATTCCCGAGGCCTGCGGCAGTTCGTGCGATGAGATGCGCCTCCGCGAGATAGTCACGCGGCATCGGCTCGCGCGGAGGCCCAGTCAGTTTCCCGCTTGCTTCTCTTCTCGATCGTCTCCACCGAATCCGAGCGCACGAAGCGCGATCTCTGTGGCTCGCTTCGCGTCGACAGAATCCGCGATCAACTCGCCGAACTCGCTCGCGGCGCACAGAACGCGCAGAGAGCCTGCGAGCGTGTAGCAATCCAGAACTAGAGCCGAAGCAACGAGAGCGTCTCTGCGAGCCTTCTCGACGGCCTGAAGCGAAACGGGAAGGCCTGCGATCTCCGCTGCCTTTCGCGCTTCGCTTGCTCGAATGTCTGCAAGTTCGTTCGTGAGCGCGATACGCTGACGAACGGTCAAAGGTCGAATTGCGACGACGCGACCGTCTGGAAGCGTCTCGTTCCAAGGATGAACCATCAGTCCCTCTTCTTCGTTTTGAGATGTGCGAGAAACTCGTCGCCGTTGACGACGAGAGAGCGATCGGATGCGCGTCTAACTGTATACGAATCGAGATCCGCGAGGCTGACTTCGCTCGCATTCATCGCGACTCGGACTGCCGCCTCTTCTTCGAGCCGTCCTCCGCTGATTCGACGCGAAATCGTTCGACCTTGCTTCGTGACGAGAGTCACGATCCAGTCATGGTCGGAAGGCTGAAAGAGAGGAACAACTTCAGAAGCGGAAAGACTCATGCGATCAACCATGTAACAACTGGAGCCACGCCGTCAGCGTTCTCGAAATTGACCGTCATCGTCGTATCGCCAGTCTTCGTCGAATTGAACGCGAAGGAGGAGAAGACGCAGTTCGATGTGATCTTTGCGTCGTTCGTGCTGTCATAGAGCGTGAGGCTCAAGGCAGGACGCGTAGTCGTCGTGTCCTGCGACGAGACGAGAATGAGATTCGTGTGGCTCGTCGAAGTTCCTGCCGTCGAATCGATACCGACGATGGCATTCAGCGAGCCAGTCAAGTCGAGCATACCGAGACGCTTCCGCTGTCCAGTATCGCCGAAGGCCGTCAGAGTCGAGACAGGCCGCGAGAGAGTCGCAGCGAAACTCTGGACCTTGAAAAATGTCTGAACGGCCGTCGTCGTTCCGATCGTGTAGGAGACGTTTCCGTCGTTGCCGATGAGATATGTATCGATTGCCATGAGGTTTCCTTATGTGTCGTGCGCGACGAATCGCCACCGCTCAATCATCGTCCAACCATCATCAGCGAATGATGGCACACCGCGCTCGATGCGAACTCCGCGAAGCGCGTCGAAGCCCGTGACCGTCATCGGAGTCGAGAACGCCGTCGCGAGGCCGTCCGAGATTGTGTACGCATCGATTCCGTTCTCGTTGCCGTACTGAATCGCGAACTCGATCTCGACTTCGTGTCGCGTGATCGCGCCGAAGTATGGAGTCGTCCTCACAGTCGCCGTATAGACGAGAAGAGGAAGATTCGCGTTCGCAGGCGCGGAGTTGTAGTAGATCCGAGACGCGAGCGCAGTCGTGATCGAGGTCGTGGCATAGAGTCGAGTCTTCACCGCGTCGAGGATTGCTTTGCTCATGGAGTCCTCGCGAATTCTCTCTCAAGTGCCGTGACGATATCTTTCTTGGCGAATACCGAGAGACGAGGAAGAACCTTCCTGACATATGGACGAGGCTTCATTCGGCGAGTTCCATATTCGAGCATCGGAGCATATTTCAAATTGCTTCCGAATCGAAGAATGACATCTCGTCCGTCCTCGAAGATGTTCGCGAATCCGTCTGGACGATTGCCGACTGTCTCGACGCTCCACGAAGCGCGGAGGCTTCCTGTCAAAACCGCAGGAGATTGTCCGGCGTATGAGGCGCGATGGTAGCCACGCGCTCGCAGATTCCGACCCTTCGCCTTTCCTTGTGCGACTTTGTAAAGCGTCCCCATGCCTGCGTGAGATAGTTGACCACGCATCAATCGGGCCGCCCTTACGAGAGACAAGTTCATACCTTTGCGAATACCGACTCGCATCGTTTCGAGAATCGCGTCATGATTGAACTTTGCGCCGCTCAAGGTGCGCCTCCTGCGCCGACTGCGTCAGGCTCAACTTCAACGCAATCGACGACCGTCATATTGAGCGCAGGACGCGCTCCAGTCTGACCGAGTTCCGCAGGATTCACGACACCCGTGACGCGCCATTGCCGAGCCGTCAGACCTTCAGAGTCGTGAATCTCGTAGTCGATTCCGATCGTGAGTGTGCCGGCAAAGTAAATCGTCGCGGAAGTTCGGCCTTCGTATCGGCCTTGAATGACTGGCTCGCTTTGTGAGGCAGGCTGAATGAATCCAGTCGCCGTAAAGACGCGGCCATACTGACGAGAGATCGATCCGTCCGATTCGACCGTGTACGCCGGAAGACGGATATAGAGCGTCATTCCAAACTGATTCACAAGCGTGTCGATGCTCAACGGAGCCTCCGATACGAATCGAGAACCAACTTCGTCGACGAGTCGAGATCCGACACAGATCGAAGCGAGTACGAGTACCCGCCGAGCGATTCGCTCTGAAGGCTCGGATCGCGCTTCCGCGAGTTCAGGAGACGAGATGCCATCTCGATCGTCGCTTGCTGAAGATCGTATGGAATCACTCCGTATCCGCCTTCGTAGTCAACAAAGAACGAACGATACTGCGTCAGCGTAGGGCCGTAAATGATTCCTCTTGCATCGTCGATCATGTAGTCAGTCAGCGAATCCGTCGGAGCCTGAAGGTAGATCGTCTTCTGCTTGAGATCCGCTCCTGCAATCTTGCGAAGGTACTTCGTCGGCAAATTCAAGATCGCGCTCGCCGAGAAGCCAGTCACGCCAGAGATCGCCGCCGCGAGAAGATTCGTCGATGGATACGTTGCGAAAACGGCTTGGCTCGATGTCTCGACTCCAGACGAATTGATTCGATGAAGATGGACGTGATCGCTATCGACTCCGATCGTCACGGAGATATCGCTCGCGACTGTCGATTGAACGGAAATAGCATTGTCGTAGCCTACTCCGACAAAACGAACGTGCTCGACTGGATTGTTCTTCAGCGCAATTCGATCGGCTCCATACGTATCGTACCACTCGTAGTATCGCTGCGAGACGAAGTTCCGAGCGCAGTATCGCTGAATGAAGTCACTCGCTCGGTCGATCAGGCTCTCCATCAGCGCATCGTCGGTCGTCGTCGTCACGCCGAGATATTGCTTCAGACTGACAAGAGTCGTGAGTGAGTTCGTCGCTACGGCCATCGGCTCTCCTTGGCTTCTTCTTCGGCGTTTGATTCAGTCGAGTCGAATCCACAAAGAGCGGAGCAGGCTCGATCGCGTGTTTGGCGTATCCCTTCGAGACGAGCGTCTTCGCTGCTTCGTGCGAGACGTTCACAATAGTTCCCGCTCGAAGATCTCGTCGGCCTACGCCGTCGACGTGTATCGCGCAGTTTCGGAGAACGATTAGAAGGTCATGCATTCGATCGGTCTCCCGTCTTCATGGTATTTCGAGAGATATTGCGTGATCGCGCGGCAGTCTTCGGCAGGCCACGTCACGACGTTCTGAAGATGTCCGATGCGAACTCGCGGACAGAGGCAAATTTTCTTGCCTGCTTCGCGGAGACGATTCCAGAAGAAGATATCGTCATCGACGCGACCCTCTTCCCAGTTGCCGCTCTTGTTCGGAACGCCGAGGAAGAACGGCCTCGGAAGATCACGAATCGCATCGAGTCGAATCAGCGTCAGGCCGAAGTGACCCGTGTTCATTTCGAGCGCGTCCGTGTAGAGCCGATCTTCCGTCATCTCCTTGAGAAGCGTTCCGTCGTCGTTCTTGATTGAGAAGAGCGGAAGATCTTTATCTCGTCCGATCTGAAGCGGACAAAGCGCGGCAACGTCAGGCCGCGTCTCCATGACTTGCCAGAGACGAATGATGTCTTCCGCGTCAAAGATCGAATCGTAGTCGACCGTCAAAACGTACTTGATGCCTTCCATCGTCAGGCAAGTTTCGAGAAGACGTTCGAGGCATTGGCCCCAGAAGACTCCGGTTGATCGCGTGACGTTGAAGCCAAGCGAGGCCGCTGCATGATGCAGAACGCCTTGCGTGTCCGTCCAACAAACGCGAGGAAGCGACATGATGCAATGAATGTCGCGCATCGGGAAAGACGGCGCAGGCCGCGAGTACTTGCGAGCGACGACGGAAATCTTCGTCTTCGTCTCGTTCCAAGACCAACAATTCTTGCCGCGCGAGATCTCGAATCCTGCGAGATTGAGAACGCGCGAGAGTTTCTCGCGATTCCAAATCGACTTCGCGCCATCGCCGATCAACATCTTTTCCGTCTCTGGCTCGCCTTCGTTGTAGGCTTTCAATACTCCGTCGAGATCAGGAACTTCGAGCCGGAGTTCTCCTCCGTCTTTGAGTTGCGATGCGATCGAGCGAAGCCAAGGAATCGCGTCCTCCGTGCGGATTTGCGTCAAGCCCGAGCCGATGTCGGCTCCGTCCTTCAGTTCTTCCATGATGTCTCCTTGCCGTTTGGCTTCGGAATGATAGAGGGGAGACGGACGTGCCGCCTCCCCACCGGAAAAAGAAAGAGGCTTGTCGATCATCCGAGCGCGTAGGTCGTGACTCCAGTTTCGTCGGCAGTCGTGACGGAATCGATCGGCTCAAGAAGTTGAGCCATGATGATCGAATTTCCTTCGAGGATCTGCTCGATTGTGGCTTTGAGAAATCGCTTCTTCCCGAGCATCGAGACATCCCAAACGATCTTCGGCTGTGTCGTCGATGTCGCCTTTGTCGGAAGAACGTAATCGACTCCGGCAACCATCTTCGGAATCGCTTCCCAAGTGACTCCCTTGTCCGACTGCTCGATCTTGGTTCCGCTGACAAGCCTTCCCGATGAATCCGAGCAAAAGATGATTCGAGCGTATCGGTATCCTTGAGTGTCGACGGATGCCGTGAAACTCTGACCGAACGACTGATCGAGAACGACCATCTTGAAGTCTTGCGAGTTTCGCATCGAATCTCCTCGTTACGAAATGACGTAGTTCGCTGCGCCAGTCTCGGCAACGGTCGTGATGCCGTCGATCGGATCGAGAAGCATCGCGTTGAGTTGACCTCGGCCAGAGGTCGCGTGTTCGATCGTCGCCTTGAGATATCGCTTGCGACCTACGAGATTCACATCCCAAAGGACCTTTGGACGAGTCGTGAGATTCGTCGTCGTTGCGAGCGTGTAGTCAGTCCCAAGAACGATTCCTCGAATCGCTTCCCAAGTCGAATTATCGTCTGACTGTTCAAGTTTGCAGTTCGTCGTCGGTGCGCCAGTCGATGCGGATGAAAAGGCGATACGCGCAAAGCGGAAGCCTTGCGTGTCGACTGATGCCGTGAGTGTCGATGCGCTCGCCTCAGAAAGAACGACCGATCGCATATTTTGAGAGTTTCGCATCTTGCCTCCAAAGAGAGAGGGTAGGTTTCCCTACCCTCTCTCCCCTGTTCAGAAGATCAGAAGGTCAGACGTATGCACCGGAAGCGGAGCCTTGCTCGCTGATAGTTGCGATGCCATCCGAAGGGTTGCTCAGATCGCAAGTCACAAGCAGAGCGTCGCCAGAGTGCGCCGTGTAAGTGACCTTGAGATATCGCTTGCGACCTCGAAGATCGACGTTGTAGACCATCTTCGCGATATTCGTCGCGATGGACGCAGTCGATGCGATTGGGCTTGGCGTTGAACCGGCAATCGCCGTAAATCCAGATGACGCAGCGTCGCTCTCTTCGAGAACGTGGTTGGAAGCTACAGTCGTTGGAGCGATTGTGCTCGCGATTCCGAAGACGGAAATCGTCGCGTATGAAAATCCGCGAGTGTCGAAGGTCGAGGTGATCTGCGTGACGGTCGTTCCATTTCCGCCACCAGAGACGATTCGTGCAATGTTTCTCATGTGTGCTTTCTCCTATGGATCAGAAGGTGAACTTGATGATGCCACCAGTTGCGGACGACGATCCGACGTTCGCGCACACGATGTCGACGCGCTCGGTTCCACGAACAACGCGTTCGTCTTGCTCGAAGGCGTTGAGAGCCGAATCGCTGAACGCAATCGAAGTCGCGCGGCGATCGCCGAGATAGCAGGATTGCGAGAGGTCGCCGATGTAGGCAACGACCGAATCGCCAGTCGTTGGCGTGTACGGAATGACTTGCGTGAATTCGACTGGAGTTCCGAAGAACTTCGGAGTCGCAATGCCATTCACGATTTCGCTTGCGGTCGCTCCACCCGCAGCAAACGCGAGACGCTCGAAGACCGCGTGATAGGTCGACTTGTTGCAGAAGATCTTCACGTTGTTTCGTTGGAACGCCCAAGCAGGAAGCAATGCAAACGCTGTCGAAACTTGAGCCGACGTGATGTTTGAATAGTTTGTCGCCGCGCCGGAGTCGCTGACTTGAATGTTCGCGGTTGAGAGCGCAGTTGCGAGGCCGACTACGCCGCCGTACGTCGACGTGCCGTCGCCGTTGAAGCCTGCGTCGTCTTCCTTGAAGGCGAACTGGTACGCGATTTCATTCGCGACATCGCTCGCGAGGTCGATGATCGAGTCTTCGAGGAGTTCATTCGAGACGGTCGTCAGCGCAGTCAACTTCTTCGCGACGAGTTGCACGTTGTCGAAGCCCATCGTCGACTCGGTCGCGGCGATCGCTTCGCCGACCCAGTACGCCGTGAGGCCCGTATTCTTGCGAGGAATGCGGAGCGTGTCCGAGGTCATGCGATAGATCTTCGCATTGCGACGGAAGACACCGTACTGCTCGCGAAGCGTGACGAGTTCAGCGGCCATCTCGTCAGGAACGAGGAAGCCACCTTGCGAGTTCACACCTTCGGTGTGAGCCTTGATCGCGATTCCGAAGTTCTTGCAATTCTCGACTGACTTCTTGTGGCCGAGAGTTGCGAGACACCACGTGCCGAACTTCCACGCCATCTCCTTCGAGGAGAAAGCCTTGCGGCCTGCGCTATAAACGCGAGCGCGTTCCCAAGGCTTGTCGTCGACGTTCGCGACAGCCGAGAGGCCGCGCGGCATCGCATCGAGACGCGAAGCGACTTCGCGACGGATCGACTTCGAGATCTGTTCCTTCTCCTCTTCGCTCATCATGTCGGTCGATGGAGCAGCGGCAGCGATCGTCACGTCGAGCGTGTCTGGATCGACGGCCATGCCTTCGGCATCGGTGACCATGTAGCCTTCGAGGATGAGTTTCTTCTGCATTGCCACGCCGTCCGCACCCTTGATGCGAGCGGCCTTTTCAAGCGCGTTCTTGAACTGATCGAGATTCATCGTCTTCATGTCTGTACCTTTCGAATTCAAAGAGACAACTCCTCTCTTCCGAGCGAGGCCGCGTTTCAAGCGAAGTGCCGTGAGCGAAGGCCGAACGGTCAGAGCCAGAGTCGACCGCGAGCGCGAGCAATTTCGCGCTCTACGGTTTCAGAGAGCATGATCGACCGCGCCGCCTTTGTAGATGAGTGCGCGGGAATCGAAATCGAAACGACCGTCCTCTTCGGAGGCTCGATGCCAAACCATTTCCGCGCGGAAGCAGGCGAGCAAATGCCTTTCTTCACCGCCGTGATGAGTGCTTCCGGATTCGCCTGCAATGGAGCGAGCGAGACTTCGAGCAACTTCCATCGAGAGTAGATCGTCTTCACGTCCTCGCCGTACTTCTTCTTATCGATGTCCGTCGCGCGGCGCACTCCTCCGGCCTCCGGCACGTATCCGACCGATACGGCGCGAACGATGCCTTGACCGACGAGAGCAGCGGCAACCTCGGGGAAGAAGTCGCCTGAGTATCCGTCAGGCCGTTTCGCGAAGACGAAGTCGCCGACGATGTCGCGCTCTCGACGCTTGAGGCCGACCGTCGTTCCGACTGGCTCCGCGTAGTCGTGATTCCAGAAGAGCGTCGGATTCTGCTCGAACTCCTTCGAGTTCATTCCCGCAGGAATCAGAACCTCGCCGTCGCGATCGAGCGTCTCTGCCGTGATGACTGCGGTGAATCCCTTCGCCGTCGAAGTGAGTTCCGCGCCGAGTGCCTTCCGCTTCAGATCGTTCATCGCATGATCCTTTCGACTTGCGCGTCAATCGCTGCGATTTCTTCTGCATTCTCCGCAATGATCTGACGCAGATTCTCTGCTTCCGCTTCGGCGAGTTCGCGCTCTGCTTGTTGCATTTCTGCTTCGAACTCGTCGTCGAGCCGAGGCTGAAGAGCGCAGCGGCAGTTCGGATGCAAAGGAGGCCCGTCGATGTCTTCATAATCCATAAGCATCTCTCGTCGGTTTCCTTCCTTGTCTGGAGATCCAAAAAGCAAATCTCCCTTTTGATAGAAGGAATCCTCAAGGCCGATCGCATTCTTCGAGAACGCATCGCTCGCGGCCTCGCAGAATTCGCAAGGATCAGGCGCGAGAAGCCACGTCTTTCCGGTCACGACACCGGATGCCTTCCACGCTTCGACCTCGGCGCGTCGGCTCGCGCGTTGCGCTTCCGTTCGAGCAATCGTCAGAGCACGTCGAGTCGTCGCGCGTTCCGCGTCTCCGTCCTTCACGGCCCACGTCTTCACGCGCTCCGCGATCTCTGGAATCGTTTCGCCGTTCGCGACTCCGTCGCCGATGACCTTCGAGAACTTGACCGCCGTCCATCGATTCGTCGAGTCTGCCGCGCGATTCGCGAGACGGATCGACTCGGTTCGAGCGTATGCCTTGAGATCCTCGCCGTGCTTGTCGAAGTTCACCGGCAAGGCTTTCATCTTCTCAAGCGTCGTCTTCCCGAGGATGATGCCTGCCGCGAGCGAGTCTTCGAGATAGGGTCGAAGCGCGTCGACGATGTCCTTCCGCCACTTCTTCGATTCGAGAAGAGACTGAACTTCTGCGGCGAGTTCCGCTGTTGGAGCGTCCTGCTTTGCGATGCGTTCGAGGACGGCTTTCACTTGTCGATCGAAGATGCGACCAACACTCTTTCCGAGTTCATCCTCGCGCTTCGTGATCTTGTCGAACTCCTTGAGCGCGTCCTTGCCGAGATCCTTCGTGAGAACGTGCGGAGGTTCGATCTCGTCGGCCTCGATCATCTTCGTCCAGAGATCAGAGAGCATCGACTTCTTGGGCTTCATTGCCGGAGCAGCGTTTGCCTTCGGATCGCTTGAGTTTGCATAGATGAGATTCACCGCATCGGAGATCGGTAGTTTCGATTCCTTGCCGGAGTCATCCTTCAGCGTGACCGTCGTTCCGGTCGCCGATGGCTTCCATGCTGTCATCTGGTATCCCATCGCGCGGAACGCATTCTCCGCGACGTCGATCGTGATCCGCGAAGGCTTCGCGGGAAGTTCGACCGAGTGCGACTGTGGCTTCGTCATGCCTTCCGCCGGAGGAGATCCCTTCGCAGGCTTCGACGTGCGAGGCTTCTTTGGAGCCTTTGGTTTGTCGCTCGCAGGCTTCGATTCCTTCGGAGCCGAAGACGATTCGCTCGATCCGCCGCCGCCGCCGCTCGATCCTCCGCAAGTGTTGCCTTCCTCGAATCCTTCAGAGCCGACTCCGCAGTTCTTGCCATCAATGCAGTCGATCTCTTCCGCGATGTCTTCGAGTGCCTTCGTCCAAGCGTCGTCGATCGAGAGGCCTTCGAACGGATCGCACGATCCGCATCCGCAAGCGCATTTCTTCTTGCGCTCCGAGTTTCGCTCGCGCTCGCGATCGAACTCCTCGATCTTTCGCTTTGCCCAAGCGAAGCCGTCGTCGCCGCCCCATCCGTACCACGCCTGCCATCCGCGACCTTGCTCGTCCCAAGTGGAGCCTTGCTTGTCGACCTCGTGACGCTCGAAGTACGCGGCCATGCGGCGGATCGTGTCTTCAGAGAGGCGAACTCGATTCATCAAGTCGCGAGCGCGAGCGATTCCGACTGCGGTCATTCCGCGCTCGCTCTCGGGTTTGCGAGCGCGAACTTCGAGAGCGCGGCGAGCATTGTCGGCCACCGACTGCGGAGGCCGAGTGTCGATGTCGCCGATAGCCTTCGTCTCGATCTCGCCGAGCGTCTTTCCTTCGGCGCACATCGAGTACGCGATCGCGACTGCCTGATCCTGCGGATAGCCTTCCGCGATCC